GACAACCTGATGCGCCGCAAGGTGCCGGTGCTCTACTTCAGCCTCGAAATGCCCGCCAATGAGTTAGCCGCTCGCGTAGTGTTGTCGCGCGCCAACACCAACACCGAGCTGGTCCGCAATGGATTTGTCGATCACGCCGGAAAGCGCCGCATCGGTTCCGCCGCTTTGGATTTTTCCGGTGAGCCTTTGTACATAGATGACCGCTGTGGCATGAGTCTCTTGGACATCCGCGGACGTGCAAGGTTGGCCGTTCGCAGGTGGGGCGTGAAGATTATCTTTGTTGATTATTTGCAGCTCGTCTCGCACTCGAATGCGAAGTCGCGCGAGAATGAGGTCGGCTTTGTCAGCCGCGGATTAAAGGCCATGGCCATGGAGCTAGGCATTCCAGTGGTCGCCGCCGCGCAGTTAAACAGGCAAGCGGAGAACCGGCCCGACAACCGGCCGAAGCTCTCCGATCTGCGCGAGAGCGGCAGCATCGAACAGGATGCCGATCTGGTCGCTCTCGTTCATCGCCCCGCTTACTACGCGGTCGCCGACGAGGAGCCAGAACCACAGGACGCGGAGTTAATCATTGCGAAACACAGGGCCGGACGAACCGGCACCTTGAATATGACGTGGCGCCCCAGCCTGACGCGCTTCGACGCGAAGGCGCCGGTCAGCAACATCGTCTCCGCGCCACGCCTGACTGACGAGGGCAACAGCGTCTACGCACCGGACAAACAGCTCTGGGAGGCCATCAACGAATGATCAACTCCCGCCAGAAGGGCGCCTCGTTCGAGCGCGAGGTTGCCAAGGCTCTGACCGCTGAAGGTTTTTCGGCAAAGCGGGGCGCGCAGGTCTCGCAGGGATCTTGGGGGATCTCCGCACCAGACGTGATTGTGCCCTGCTTGCCGGACTGGCACTTCGAGTGCAAACGCCACGGCCGCGCGCGCTTCGACCTCGATGCGGCTATCGCTCAAGCCTACCGCGACGCCGAGCGCAAAAACTGTGCCGTGATCCATCGCAAGGATCACTGCCGCATGCTGGTCACCCTCACGTTCGAGGACTTCTGCGAACTCATGCGCCACAGCGATTTTCCCATCCAACCAAAAACACCAAACCCACATACACAAAATGAATAAAACCCTAACAACACCCGCGGGCGTCGCTCGCTATCCCAGACTCAACTCGCCGGACACCAAGTTCAGCGAGGAGGGCCAATACAAAGTAGACCTCGAAATGTCCGCCGAAGACGCGGAGCCGTTTCTCAAACAGATCGAGGCCATGTTCTCGGAGTTTGTCGCTGACAAAAAGCGCGAGCTGAAAAAAGACACGCTCAAGATCCACGCAGCGCCATGGTCCGAAAACGACGGACTGGTGCAGCTCAAGCTGAAGGTCAAAGCGACCGGCAAGAGCAAGGACGGCGAGACGTACACGCGCCAACCGAAGCTGTTTGATGCTTCCGGTCAGATCACCAACGAAAACATCGGCGGCGGGAGCAAGCTCAAGGTCGCTGTGGTGCCATACTTTTGGTACACCGCGTCGCTCGGCGCCGGAATCACCTTGCAGCCCAAGGCAGTCCAGATTTTGGATCTCGTCACTTGGTCTAGCGGCGGCACTGCCGAGGCTTACGGCTTCGAGGTAACTGAGGCGCCTCGCGCATCGGTCAAAACCGGAACCAACAACGAAGAGGTCGAGTGGTAGCCATGGCAACCACACGCAAAAGGGGGGCGGCAAAACGCCGCTCCCCTTCGGCCAAGGCCGCGGAGCCTGCGCCGGAGCGTTTCGCTGCAGACGGACGCAAACTCGTACGTTTGGAGAAGTTGAAAGCGCACCAGAAGTATATCCTCAAGGACGGCACGCAAGTGGTCGGCGCCTCGACCATCTCCAAGATCGGCGATGACCAGAGCAACTTGATCCACTGGGCATGGGGGCTTGGCAACAAGAACCAAGACTACCGCAAAGTGCGCGACCGCGCGGCCGACATCGGGACGATCACGCACTTCTTAATCGAGTGCTTTTTCCACGGTTGGGCGGCTGACCTCTCCGAGTTCGCACCGGCCGACATCGAGAAGGCGGGCGTCGCGTTCGCCAACTTCCTGTCTTTCTGGGAGGAGCAAGGTCTCACCGTGTTAGAACCGGAAGTGCAGCTCGTCAGCGAGGCGCACCTGTTTGGCGGCACGATCGACGCGCCGTCCGTAGACAAGGAAGGCCGCATTGTCTTGCTCGACTGGAAGACATCAAGCGGCATTTACCTGTCGCAAAAGCTGCAGCTCGCAGCCTATGAGCGCCTATGGAATGAGAACCGGCCGGAGCAACGTGTTCAGCGCCGCGCCGTCGTTCGCATCGGCAAGGAAAAGGCAAACGACCACAGCATCGAGTGGATGTTCTCTTCGGACAACGAGTGGGATCTGTTCAAGGCCCGCCTTGATCTGCACTACGCGAACCTCCGCTACAAGAAAGCCGCCTGATGCCTCGCCGCAAATACATAGCCATCATCCGTAGGAAGCTCGGCCGCGAAAAGGCGGACGGACTCACTATGGGTGATGGCCGCGTGTTCATTGATCCGCGGCAAAGCGGCATCAACGAGCTGGACACCATCGTCCATGAGTTGCTGCACGACTGTTTCCCCCACCTGAGCGAAGAGGCCGTCGCCGATGCCGCCGGAGTCATGGCGCGCAGCATGTGGCGCGACAAATGGAGGAGGGTCATGGAATGACGTCCGCAATCCTCATCGCCTTGGTCGGACTGGCTTACTTTGCCGTAGCCGTCGATCAATTCTGCATTCAGCACAACTTTTGGGCCGGTGTGGTCTGGTTTGGCTACAGCGTTAGCCAGATCGGTCTTTGGCACATGACCATCCGGCCATGATTCATGAGTAAATACAGTATTATGACAGACGAAATTGCCGAAATCGACAAGACCATCGCCCTGCTGAAAACGCAGCGCACCAAACTTGTCGCCGCGGCGGCAAAGAAGAAAGCGGATGCGTTGTGCGCGGAGATGCGCAAGCGCAAGCAAGCGAAATGAATTTTCTGATGGCAAAAGCGGGTTCGTGCAGGCGCGCATGGTGGTGTGCGCCTCGGAGCAAGCCGGTATGCCCAGCCCCACGGAGCACGACCAGTGGGGCGCCATCAAACTTTAGAGCGTCAGGGAATGCGGCGGACGTTGTGGTCTGGTCATTTCATCACCCCGCTCCTGTAACCGCATAAAACAGGAGCCGCTCTATGTATTTTGAAACCGAACAACACCGCGAGGTCGAGGCGCGCATGCTGCAGGAGGTCGCCGACAAATACGGCTACACAGTCGAGCGCTGCAGCAAGGCGTATCCGGTGGACGCCGTCTTCATGCGCAACGGCGTGGCCAAGCGTCTGGTCGAAGCGCGGCGCCGCTACAACTCGAAGGACGCATACCCGACGCTTTGGTGGAGCCTGCAGAAATACGTCAGCCTTTCCCAATACAGCCAGATCCTGCCGACCACGCTCATTGTCGAATGGACCGAGGGCATCTACGCGCTCGATATCACGCGCAAAGCGTATCCTGTTATTTATATGAGGCGCCCGAACGGCCGTTGCGCCGCGGACAATGAGCCGTGTGTAGACATACCGGTGTCGGACTTTAAGGCGGTCATCGAGCGACAATGATTAGCTGGTCACCATACCCCATGCGCGCCGAAGTCGCCGGTGTCGGCACCGCGTGGCTGCTCTACGTTCAGCCGCAGGGCGGCATGGCGAACGACATTTGGACTTTTGTGCCGGAGTCCACCGGCCAACCGCTGCACGTCCGCAGCGACCAGTTTCATTTTTCCGAGAATCCGACTTTAGACATAGCAACTTTGGGCGCTGACACGGCTTAACAAATCGGTTCTGGGAGGGACCGCGCGTCAACCAGTCAGCGCCCATTACATTTTAGAGGGGAGAGCGCAGCGGAGCCTGCGCAGGGGGAGTGAACGAACAGAAACAACGGTTTCAGCCGACCGAGCACCCTGTCATGAAGATCGACACCGATCTTCTGAGCAAATTGGGGCCGGAGGAAGGCTGGCAATATCTCAAAACGAGGGAAGAGCTGATTGCGCGCGAGGCGAGCGATCCGTTCCGCTTTGGTTATGTGCCGCCTATGTGGAAAAAGGCGAGCGAGCTGCTCGAAAAACATCGAGAAATTCTAATTCTTGGGGGCAACCGCAGCGGAAAAACGGAGTGGGCGGCGAAAGAGGTTATTAAATTGATGCACAGCAAGGCCGGAGCCGTCGTCTGGTGCTTTGCCGAGACATCCGCGACCAGTATCGAGTCGCAGCAGCCGCGTCTTTGGAAATTTATGCCCCCTGAGTGGCGTAATGCGCGCAAAAGTCAGGTGACGAACATAAGTTTCACGGTCAAAAACGGATTCAGTGAGGCCAAGTTCGTGGCCCCCAATGGCAGTATCTGCTGCTTCAAAAATTACGCACAGGATTTGAGTGTCATAGAAGGCGCCGAGCTGGACATGGCATACTGCGACGAATTGGTGGGTCTTGACCTGCTAGACACGCTGCGATTCCGACTAATTGACCGCAATGGGCGGCTCGCGGTGACGTTCACGCCGGTCCAAGGCTACAGCCCGACCGTCGCGTCCTACTTGAACGGCGCAAAAACAGTCGAGGACGCCGACGCCGAGCTGCTGCCGAAGCGCGCAGAGAAGGACGGCGAGCAAATCATCACCGGATACGAAAAGGTGCCGGTCCTGCAGATGAGCACGCGCAACCGGCCGGTGCTCTACTTCCACACGCGCGCCAATCCATGGGCCGGATGGTCTCGCATGCGCAAGGAGCTGCAGAACGAGACCCGCGAGCGGATACTTTGTCGCGCCTATGGTGTGCCGACCAAGGCCATCTCTGGCCGCTTCCCCCTATTCAATGAGAAGGTCCACGTCATCAGGCATAGCGACGTGCCGGAGGGTACGCGGTATCACTGGGTCGATCCTGCCAGCGGCAGAAACTGGTTTCAGCTCTGGTCCGTCCACGACTCGGCTGGTCGCTGCATAATTTATCGTGAATGGCCAAGCATGGATGACTACATCCCATCGATTGGCTTCGCAGGCGAGTGGGCGCTGCCGGATGGCAAGAAGATGGACGGAAAAGCGGGACCGGCGCAGAGCGACTTCGGTTTCGGCTTGGAGCGATACGTCGAAGAGATCAAGCGCGTCGAGAACGGCGAGAAGATCTTCGAGAGATACATGGACAGCCGTTTTGGCAACGCGCCGACGCTCGCGCGCGAGATGCCGACGACCCTAATCGATGAGATGGGCGAGCTGGGTGTGGACTTCCTCGCCGCACCGGCCGACTCGATTGACGAGGGCATCGCCATGGTCAACTCCATGCTGCACTACAACCCTGAGCAGCCGGTCAACGCGCTTAACCAGCCGAAGCTCTACATCTCGGAGCGCTGCAAGAACACGATCTACGCGCTGGCGACGTATACCGGAGCGGACGGCAAGAAAGGCGCGACGAAAGATCCGGTTGACTGCGTGAAATTCATCGCGCTCTCCGGCGCCGGAAACGTGGACGGCGAGACGCTCATGTCCCGCGGAGGAGGAAGCTACTAGTGGCCATCTCCGGTGTTGTTCCCCCGCCCCCGCGCGCGCGTCCTCCCAAAAGGCGCAGGGATGAGCCGCCTCGCTGTGGTGTCTGTACCAAGCCGCTTGGCATCGAAGACATCCACGGCATCGACAACCAGCTCGGTGCGGTCTGCCACGAGTGTGGCCCACACGTCGTCGCAGCCAACAGCATTATGTATCCGTTCTACATCTGACCTTATGTTCACAAAAACCAAAACCATACCGGTGGACCGCTATGCCGTGTCCGACAACTACGACCCAAAAGGCGCCCTTGCCTTCAGCCGCGAGCAGGCGCCCAATGCCTACTTGGCCGTGATGACGGAGCTGCAGGACCGCATCGCCGACGCCGTCACGCTGTGCAGCACGATGGCGACATCGAAGGAGGGCGGATACCTCGCACACGCCGCCGGTCAGCTCTGCGCGCTGCAGGAACTGTGGGACGCGCTCGAAGCTCGGCGCGCGGAATCACATCGGGTGGAGTAGTTTTTGCGCAGTAGTTAAAGCGTGGCTTGAACTAATCGGAACAAGGTATGCGACGAAAGAAAAAGTGCATACGTTTTGTATCAAAAACACCGCACAAAAAGTGACACAAACTGTCATCACTTGCGCAGAAGTGTGTGCGATTCTATCCAAATGTCGCACGACGACATAAGCGATGTATCGCATAGCGACACCTTCCCGCCGCTGGCCTAACAGCTCCCTAAAAATACCACTGGACATTTGTCCGCATTTGTCCAATACTTGATATATCAACGTGGAGTCGCGCCCTCATGGCGCACAGGTGTTGATCGGACTGAGCGACGAACGCTCTGGCACCATCTTGGGAGGTTTAGACCATGGCGGAAGGGAAAGTGGCGTCGAACGACGCTGATGTAGATGTAGTTTCACTAGCTATTCAGGAGCTGTCTGGCGGCATGCCGGAACAGAAACTGGAAGAAGTGAAGTCGGCTGACGAAGCCGAAGATCTTTTACAAGACGAGACAAACGAAGAGGAGACCGAGGAGAACACCGAGGAAACCTCCGAAGAGGACAGCACAGAAGAGTCTGGCGAGGAATCCGAAGATTCCGAGGACAGCGAGGACGACGACAAGCCGGTCAGTCACGATAAGGTTCAGAAAAGAATCGATAAGTTGACCGCGCAAAAACGCGCCGCAGCCGAAGAAGCCGCCACCGTCAAATCGCAATACGAAGAAGCGCAAAAGCGCCTTCAAGAGCTGGAATCGCAGGTCAATGAGGCTTCGCGCCCGATCCTGCAGCCTAGCGCGGAGAACCCGCTCGCCGACGTCGATACCGCCGAAGCGCTTGATGCGAAAATCAAGAGCGCTCAGGAGGTTCGCCGCTGGGCTTTGCGCAACACAGACGGCGCCACGGTCAAACGGCCGGACGGCACTGAGGTCTACGTTGACGCCGATGAGGTAAAAAATTACCTGATTCGCGCGGACGACGTCCTGACAGTGCATGCTCCCGCTCGACGCGAATGGCTCTCTCAGAGGCAGCCAGCAGTCGAAGCGGCCAAGAACCTGTTCCCCGACCTCTTCACAAAAGGCAGTGCGCTCAACCAAGCGTTCCAAGCGACCGTAAAACAAGCGCCGGAGCTACTGAAGCTCCCGCAAGTTGAATACTGGGTCGGCTTGGCGCTCTACGGAGAGTCGCAGCTCATGGCCAAGCAGGCAGCGTCCAACGCTAAAGCCGCCGCGTCGAAGAAAGTCTCGTCTAATAAGATCGCAAAGACACCTACCCCAGCGAATCCGATTAGCGCACCGAAAACTTCTACCAAAGGAGCCGTTTCTAAAGCGGCAAGAGACAGAGTTATGTCGAGTGGCAGGGTTGATGACCTTGCCGATTACGTCTCGGAAGCTCTGTTTAGTTAGCAAAACCTCACACTAGAAAGAAAAACTTACTATGGCAGCTCCCGCGGGACAATTGTTCCCCTCAGTTGGAAATAGGGAGGACATCCTTGATGTTCTTACCTACGTCGATAACAAAAACACGCCCATCTCTTCGAGCATCGCTCGCGTAGGTGCGGACATCACCAATCCTTCGGTTTACAGCTATTTGGCCGATTCCTACAGCGCTCCGTCCACAGACGGCGTTGTTGATTCCTCCGATGTGACCGACTTCTCGGACGCAGCCGCAAACCGCGTTCTTCTCAGCGCTCGCGCTCAGAAAATTCGCCGCACTGCCCGCGTGTCGGACTTCCAAGCGAACCTCGCCGACGTTGCCGCCATCGGCCGTCGCAAGGAATTTTCCAAGGCCATCGCCAAGACGATCTTGGAAGTCAAACGTGACGTCGAAGCGACCATCAGCTCGGACAACGAATCCGTCGAAGGCTCCGGCAGCGTGGCCTATAAAACTCGCGGCTTGGGCAAGTGGATCGCGACGGCCGGTTCTCAAACCGACCTTCCGGTTCCGACCTCGCAGGCGACTCCTTCCGCCAGCATCAACACGACCGCGACCGCTTCGCTCACCGAAAGCGCCCTGCAGAACGTCTTGCAGAGCATCTATGAGCAGACTGGTAGCCAAGACCGCTTGGTGCTTGTTGCTGGCCCTTCCCTGAAGAAAGCCATCACAAACTTCACGCGCTTCACGGTCAACAGCACCTCGAACGTGTTCAACCTCCGTCAGACGGCGCAAGCCGCCAGCTCGGATCGTCTCGTCTCGAATATCTCGTTCTATGAGGGCGATTTTTCGACGCTCGAAATCGTGAGTAGCCTATTTTTGGCTGCCAACGCCACGACCGACGCCGAGAAGTATGCTCGCGGTTACATCATGTCGCCTGAGAGCGTCATGCTTCGCTACGGCCGTAAGCCGCGCTTCCAAGAGCTGCAAGACAGCGGTGGCGGACCTCGCGGTCTCGTCGATTGCATCGTGTCGCTCGCGGTTATGTCGCCCAAAAATATGGGCAAGTTCGCAGCCACTGCCTAATCGTAACAACTAACTAGAAAGATCACACTATTATGGAAATCTTCGAACTCCCAGTTGAGACGAAATCAGCGACCG